GGAAAACTTACTGATAAACAAATTGAATGTATAGAAAAAATGGCACAGGGTAAAAGTAATGGACAATTGATTGCCGATAGTGCAAGTGTTCAGGTTACTCCAGCTATTGCAAGCGTTCCAATTGTTGGCCCAGTCCTCGCAGGCATCTTCTTTGGTCAGGCTAGAAAACAAGTAGGAAATGTTGCAAGTGATGTTGCTGGTCAATGGAACGACTGCTAATATATTTTCACCAGACCCATTATCAAGCTATTAACTTAGCCTCTGCTCTGTTGGAGCGTCAGTCACAGAACCCTGTAAACCTTGAAAGAGATACGTTCTCTGATTGGTCAATGCAGGGCTTTGTTGTATGGAATTAAATCCTCCTTTTATAAACGAGCCAAAGGTTAAAGATTTACCAGAACTAACAATAATTCCTCCTGCGGAAATAATTCCTCCAACTACTTTTGGTGAACTGCCATTTGGTTTTGTCCCAATTATTGAACTTCCTTGTGTTGTAGCCAGAGATAAAAAGACAGGTACAGGTAGTGAAATGTTTAACGTAGATCCTAGAAATAATTTTGTTTTATGTGATCACGCTCCAGCAATGTATATAGCCCCTGATCTTTATGCTGATATACAACCTCCTAAACCTGATCAGCCAGTAGAACTTTTAAATGCGTTAAACGATGTAGGAGAGGAAGTGAAAAAGGATGATGGAAAAAGTGACGAGAAAGGCAATTCCAATGTAGGTCAACAAAACTTTGATACCTCAAATATTGATGGACAGTTTATTGCAGAAGTTTTGCCCTGCCCACCATTAGATACACTTGCTAAAACTCCTATTGGTTCGTTAGGTAAAGGCGGTCTAGCAAGGATTAAAGGTTGGAGAAGAGATCAGGTTACAAATAAATGTGAAACGGTATGGGAAGGTTTAAACCCACTTGAAATAGCAGGAAACTACGCACCTCCTGTTCCATTATTAGTTTCTACAAGTGCAATAGCTGTCACCAGTATTCTTGCTGTTGGTACGTTGCAGCCCTACATAAAAATCGTACAAAAACAGATTCAGAAGCAAATTAAAAAACGGTCTAAGGTCTTGGCTAAAAAATTATTTAAGAAGAAGGAGAAGTTATTGTCCCTTTCTGAAAGGAGAAAGGCTCAGAGGGATCTTCGGAAATAGAGTGCGTATGATCTATTAACGTGTTGGGTTTTGATACAAGCTCTATGTCAGCACAAAGGACTTCGTACTTAGTTCCTTTCTTAAACCTAACTCCATTCTTTAAAAGATCTGCACAATGTTTTGCCCTTCCTAATTCATAGGATAATCTGGCATCTTCATGTTTTGCCTGTAAAAGATTTACCAAATGCACTTGTGATTTACGGCAGTTACGCACACTTTTTCGATCTAGATTAATATTCCAACTTAAACTGATTCCTGGTGAAATTGCGTAATTAGTTTTTTCAAATCGCTTTACCGTTCTATAACCTCGTACTAATGTTGGGTCGTCAACCTCTCCATCTCCTATTTCGTTTCCATTGTCATCAATAGCACCTTTTACATCTTTAGTTGAGTAAACTGGCTCAAGGAAGTTATCAACTTTTGGCATGCCTCCAGAATAATTACCAGTTAAAAAAGGTTGAATAACTAAGGTGTCACCTTGGCATTGAACTTGTTGCAATGATATTGTGTTTGTAAATTGCTTAGATGGCATATTCATTACACCAAGATTAGTTACACTTCCACTACTATTACTTATAGGATTGTTTGTCATTGTAGTATCTGCAATTACAGGACTATTTATTAATAATAGTGCTGCAAATAAATATCTCTTCATTGAGTAAATGTTGACATTGTTTCTGTTACTGATTCAGTAATAATATCTCTATTTATTCGAGTAAAAGATTTTAAACCTGGGCCGTGATATGACTCAATTAGATTTGTCGCTGCTCCTTGAGTCTGCATAGTAACCGTAGGTTTAGAATTAAGGTCAATCCCATGATGAGTAGTAGTAACTCCATCTACAACGTGGCTCCCTGTGGTAACGGTGGTGGGTAATAAATCTCCTTGAATATTTAGATTTGTTCCTCCTATTGAATATTCATAACCTGTCGAATACGTCCATTGTTCTATAAGTTCTGTTGTATTTTGTTTGCTTTCTGTTCTTGCTGTGGTCGATCCAGAATTGAAACTAGGAATAACTGGAACTGCTTGTGCTGGAAGGGATATAAAGGCTATTAATAATAAATAACGCATTAGTCACCTATCGATAATGCACTTGTAATTGAACCAGTTACGCTAGTACCAGATTTTCCTGGGGTTAAACCTATCGTGCCCCCTGAAACTGATGTGATAGTAGCTGCCAACCCTGTGTTGTCACCCCCTGTGTAAGTGATAGTGTCTCCCAGCATTGGAAGACTTCCGACTGCACCATGACTTATAGATGTTGCACTTGGAACATCATCACCCATAATAAATGTTTCGCTAAAAGTTGTCGCTGCACCTGCTGTGGTCTGAGTGTACGAACCTGAACCGTGAGTGGCAGCAACTCCTGTTAGAGAGCTATTTGATGACGCTGGAACGTCTAAATGTCCCATTGTTGCTGCTGTTACTCCAGAGCTACTCATTGAATAAGTTGAACCTATTCGTTTTGCATGAGAGTACGAACCATCAACAGAAGCTTGTGCTGTAGCTGTGATCTTATGGGTGATGCCTCCAGCATGAGCTGGGGCTGCTAATAGCAGTAGGAAAAGAAAGTGCTTCATGTAAGTTTGCCTGTCTCTGGGTCGATAGGTCTTTGAGTGATTTCATCAACTTCAAGGCGTTCTTGTCTTGGTTGAATCGGAATAATCTTAACCCCTGTCTCAAATCGCATTGTTGTTACTGAACCATTTGCTGCTTCTGCTTTCTTTCTTTCTTCATCAGCCTTGTAAGTTCCATCTCCTCTTTTCTTTGCAGTTTCAAGCCCAAATGAAGCTAAAGCTCCCGTGAAAACGCTTGCTATGAAAGTCGGGTCGATCCTTTCTTGTTTACCTAAACCAGGCAATTCTACATAGTTTAATGTTAAAATAAACCCACTCCAAATTACAACTCCTAGCCTTACAAATGTAGATAATACTTGTAATTGTTCTTCTTTATCATCTAAACCTTCCTTTAATTTTTGAAGAGGATTTTTTCTTTTTGGGTCGGTTGCTTTTGACTCATCCATGTAGAAAAAAGGTGAAACACACTTAATCTATACATAAATAGCCTAAAAGGTAATGAAGTTCTTATCACAAGAGCAAAAAGAAGTAATAGCAAAGTCTCATGGGATATCAATTGACTCTATAAATAAAAGAATTGAGTTATGGAGTTTGATTAATGATCCTGATGTTTCAAAGCCTGATCTCATTGAGGCACAAAAACAATGGATTAAGATTCAACAAGGAACATGGCCTAATGTAAATGTCTGAAATTGCTGCTGCTTTGATTGGTGCTATGGTGTCAGCCTTGCTGATGGTTCTTGGTAATCGCTCCAATAAACGCCAAGGAGACATCCGTGAGATCTTTCATCGCTTGAATGGTATTGATAAGGAATTAGTAAGGCTTGACTCCAATAGACCTCGTAATTGGCGTGGGCAATAAGATACTAAAAAACCCCTAACGTCCTCTACGAGCTAGGGGTTTAATAGCGAACAATCTAATCCCTTTAGGTGTTCAATAACTTACTTGTGTGAGTAGTAAATTACAAAAACATTTTAACCATTTCCATGAATATTACCAATGAAAAAACTATTCTTCAGCAGCGAGCGAGGCAAACGCTTTACCCTCTGGGTACTTGAATCAGCTACAGAACAAAGTAACAACAGTCTTACTCCATCAGACGTTGACTTTATTGAAGCTAGACTATGGCCTAATCGAACATTAAAACTTCAATGATGGGTTACAAAACAGAATGGTTAGAGGAAGATCGTGAAAGAGTTTTAAATATGGAGCGTTGGTACGTTTTAGATGGGAGACATAGATCTGATCATCCTCAACATGGTATTTACACTGGGCTTGCTGCTAAAGGTGAGGAGCTAGACAGTTTTGAAGGAGTTGTGTAACTGTTCTCATTGCAAAGAGCTACGAAGGCAACAAGCAAGGCATGGAAAGTGGCAGGAATTATTGCTAGATATAGAGAAAAACGATGAAAGAAGCAGAAATTCCTCTTGACTTTTCATTTGTTATGGAATTAGCTAATCCTCCTAGTCTTGAAGATGAACTTCAATTAGAGAAAGAAATTAGATCTATCAAAGCTTGTACTGATATTGAACAAGTAAAAAGGTATGCAGAAGATATTGCTAGACAGAATCATCAACAAAGTATTTTTATTGCTGGTTGCTTAACTAGGGTTGCTGAATTACAAACAATGGTTGTTAGAAATATGGATAAACAGCCTAAAAAAAGCACTAATTTGCTCAAAAAAATATTAAAGCTAGAATGAGTCTGGAGTTGAGACTTGCTCCATTGCGAAAACAGAACCTCTTGCATATGATCCCCAGTGCAGGAGGTTTTGTTATTTATGCAGACTGTTCAAATTTAGCGTTACGTCCAGTACCTATCCATTTTATTTCGTGATCTGAAACAGGAACTTCAGGATGTTGAACTGAGTACCAACGATAATCGCAAATAGGACACCACCTACGTCTAATCGTAACCTTATCAGAGGTGCGTTTAGTCAATACAACCCTTGTCCTAGCGTTGGCACACTTAGGGCAATCTGCTTGAATTTTATTGATCATTTATGGTGCTGGAACAAGTATGTGTTGTGCATGCTCTGATGTTCTACCATCAGGCCATTTAACGGTGTAGTAACAACTTGGACGTTTCCTGCTATTAAATTTTTCTTTCATCTCGACAATTGTTCCAGCCGTAGAATCTATTGCTAAGAAAACTCCTGTATTTCTTTTTTTATTTACTCGATCATTGAGTTTGAATCTTGGTGTTGCTGGCATTTGTTTTTTTGTAAATAAATTTGGACGAGTTTTTTTTTGCTGTAATGGGTTGTTGTTCCAGCCAATGACCTTAGTTGTCTTGCTGTAAGTGTTTCGAGGAATCTTGCAAATCCTTGATATGGTTTAGGGCTTTTATAAACAAAAAAAGATCCTACCCAGTTAAGAATCTTCATCGTTTTGCAGTAGTTCTAATACAGAATCGATTTTAGCTTCGACTTTTTTAAGTTTAGCTTTTTCTCTACCTTCTGTTCTTTTTGAGACAATTTCTTTCCAATTTTTTGCATCTGCTAATAATATTTTTCTATACTCTTTTGGAAAGGTTTTCTTTAAATATTTCTGTATCAACTCATTGGCATGCTTGCTAGGTTGCATGTTTAAATCTTTACTAATATGTTCTGCATATAATTTACCTGAAGCTGGAGGAAGTAATACTTGAACTATATATTTACCATCTTTTCTAGGCTTTATAGGATCAGTCATCTATAGATAAAATCTATTTAACTCTACCATATTAGTAAAGAACGTCTACATTCTATTAGAGCTATCAGCTATCTTTGCCAAAACAGCCAAAGAATTAAGACTGTCTAATTTTCGTTGAACTTGTGAAGTTTTCATAGGATCTCCTATTGCTTGTGAATATTCATTCAAAACAAGCCGATGACATTTTTCAATGCGTAAAGAAGGAGAGTCTCTATATTCTTCTGTTTGCATTGCAAATCGTCTGCCTACAACAACAGCAGCAAGTTGATTAAAAGCAATAATTGCTTGTTCTTTAGTAATGAGATCATTCATCCTTTTGCCCTCATTTTTTGTTCCCAAGATTCATTCATTCTTTCTTGTGCGGTAATTGGACAAGGATCAGGGTCTTCATCAGCGTTAAAGAATTTATCTGCTTGATAAACAAATTCTTCTATGTCGTTATGAAGGTATGAAAGATCTTGGTCAGGCTCCCACCTTTTTTGATCTTCTTTAACAATTTCATCAAGTCGTTTAACGATCAACTCGACTTCGGAATACAAACTAAGTTTTTGGTTTTTCATTGGTTTAAAGAAAGGGCCATTCATGATGACCCTGTATTGGTTTAAAAATCAGGTTGAGTGTTTCTTTCGATTTTTCTAGGACTGATATTGCCATAGCAACCATATCCATCGTTTGAGTTCATACCTTTGCCATTCAAATAAACAACAGGTTTTTTCTCTTCTCCATTTTCTTTGCTCCAAACTTTACCTTGCTTATGCTTAGAAGTATCAGCCTCTAATGCCATCAAGTGATCAATAAGGCCAGGAATTGATTCAACAGGAATTGCAAGACCTATTGTTTTAGGAAATTTATCTGCATCATCAAAAGTGTTATCTCCTAAAGACCATTTAATTGGATAAGGGAAAGCAGGAACGAAGTTAGAAAAGTCAGCCATAGTAATTGGAATGGTTAATTAGTTTACTTGTTTTAATGCCGTTTTTTAGAGACTCGACATTACATTTACGTCTGTTTGAAAGTTGTGTAAGAACTGCTTTTGCAGCGTGATCAACAGCTTCAGGTGTCATTAACGACTAAGATTTTCAACTGCCGTTATTCTGTCTAGAACAAAGGTAATTTGCTCTTGAGTCGTAACACTCGTAGCTATTTTCCCTCCAGTTTTATTGAACTCAGCATTAAAAGTTTCAACGAGAGTCTCCCATCCTTCTGGATGTGCATTCATAAAGTCTTGAACTTTTTTGGTTTGGGCTGCTGTGAATGATACTTTCGGAGTCTCTGCAACTTTTCCAGTTACCATTTCATGTGCAACAGGAGAGGGTTTTGCTTGTCTAGCGTTAGCACCTCTTTGAGGAGAGCGAGCAATCTCTTTCTTAATAGGAGCCGCATCTACTCGTGCTGCTTCTTCTATTTCAATCCTTGCCCATAATTCATAGGCCAATCCAAACACAAAGGCAGCACAGGCACATAAGCCTCTTCGATGCGAGTCGCTGACATCTCTTGCACTAATTTTTTCTAAAGGTAAAGGATTGTTTCTGTTGTCCATGATCGGGAAAGGAAACAAAGGTGTTTTCTTTTCTCCGTTCTTGAAGAAACACATCAAATAGCCAGTTCCGTCAGGAGCAGCCCATACATATTCTTGTGTGTCTAATTTGCATTCAAGATGAAACTCCCAGTTTGGGGCGTGTTCTCTCAAATATTGAGTTGTTCTTGCCCAATTCATATATGTGGCAAAAGATCCTTTTTTGTGAAGATCTTCTTTTGAAATAAGGCCAGATAAATCAGGAATAGATCCTTCTTTAGGTTTGGTTTGGTTTGCCATTGTTTATGTATACAACTCATTCATTCTACACTATTAGCGTAAAATATCAATGAAGTGTTCTAATCGTGATTTTTGCCCCAGGATTTTCTCCTTCTACGCAATACCTTTTCATGTTTCTATTTTGTACTATTAAAGAATCATCTTTAATCACACTTCCTCCACTACTTTCAGATAAAGAATCGTATGTAGACCGTTGAAGTTTATCTATATCACCAATTCCTTTACTTGTTACGAATACAGGAGCAGAGGGTTTTAATTTCCTTGCGTTTTTTCCTGTTCCATAATGACTTTTAGGTCTAGCAAATAAAAATATAATTTCTATTTCTACAGCTTGATCAATAACTTCCCCATCGTAATGAATCAATGCTGCTTCTTTTACGTCCTGTCTCCAAGGTTTTACACGTTTACTATTTTCAATCATGATCCCATTTCCAACGTGTCTTTTACTTCCTTGAGGAGCAGGGATTCCTATTACAGGAATAAAAATTTCATTCATTTGCAAGATTTAAAACTCTTTGTAATGGTATCGCTGCGACCTGTGGCACAACGCTATTCCCTAAGCACCTAAGTCTGTCCATCCGATTTCGTAACCCATCATCTCCTCTACGAAGAACGCATTCAGATACATATGATCTCCATTCGGGGGATAAGTGTGGTGTATCGCTCTGCCAAGCGAGTCTTGTTTTCTGCATTTCTTGGTTGATTGGCTCGATCCGTCTTTCCATTCCCTTGCCGTTGGAGTTGGCAAGCTTTCCGACAAGCCACCATCTATCCCTGCGATGACAGGCTCCCAATGCACTTGCAGGTATGCAGCACCATTCACAGTCATACCTTGCCGAGGCCAATTCTCCGAGTACAATTCCCAATCCGTTATTAAGGATCGCTGCCACGTTTTCCAAGACGATGAAGTCTGGTCGTACCAAGCGAATGACTCGCATGAGTTCGTAAAAGAGACCTGACCTAGTTTCTTTGGTGATGCCCAGACCTTCCCCTGCAATACTGATGTCGGTACAAGGGAATCCTCCGCAAACAACTCGTGCTGAATATGGTTCGGGTTGGTAGGTTCGTATGTCGTCATGGATAGGTACGTTAGGCCAATGTTTTTTTAAAATTTTCTGAGCGTAAGGTTCACATTCAACAAATTGAATAGTTTCAAATCCTCCAACAATTCGTTCTGCTGCAAGGCTAAAACCACCTATTCCTGAAAAACAATCGATTAGTTTTAAAGTCAAAATGGGATCTCCTGCTTTTCTTCAAATATTTCCCATGCTTTATGCCAAGCATCTAGGCATTCATTAACAGGTTGATCATCTCCAATGGTTGTCTTTTTAGGTTTAGCCCAAATCGTTTTACATACATCAACTTCTAATCCATGATGTGTCTTTAGTGCCTCCACATAACTTCCTAATTGAGCATTAGTTGAATAAGTTCTGCCTGATTTGCTTTGAGATTTAAGGTCAATCAACATTAATCTTTTTGACTTATGGTCATAACCCAAAAGATCTAATTGACCTCCAACAGACTTCTTAAGATCACAGAGCATATATTCAGTACACCACGGTTCAAACTGTTCAAAAAAAGGATGACTTAACAATGGTTCAAGCCATTCACTATATATTCCAAACTCAGGATTAGGATCACCTAGCATTTTTTGCTCTAATCCATAATGAACAGCTTTACCTCTTGCCTCCCATCCATCAGGCCCATAACGATAGCGTTCAATATTGGCTAAAGCCTCCGGTGTTTTGTTATTACATACCTGAGTTGTTGAATATAAAAGAGCTTCATTTGTAGGTTCCCATATATATTTATGATCAGGTTCTTTGCGATAGATCGGTAAAGGATCAAGCCAAACAGAAGACCAAGGGTTTTCACGTTTTAAAGCTTGAACGTGTATCCACTTTGCAAAAGGATTCATTTGTTTAGTTAGTTGGGAAATCTTTAGGGTCGATAACCTCTACAGATTCAGTGACTTCGGGAGGAGGATTCTCCCTTGCTAAGTTTTTAAACCTCACACCTGTGTATCCTCTCGGATGTATATCAAGATGTTTGTTTGCTAAATCGATGTTGTACTGACAACCTGCACTGATTTGATCTAAATCCTCCAGCGTCCACATTGGTTTTTTAGGGTTAGCAGGATTAGGAGTATGTAATCCTTTCTTTAACCTGAGAGTGATTGAGCGAAGATTGCTAAATAACGGTTCCATTAATCAACAAAGCCTCCATCTTTCCAGAGTCTTTGAGCAGGATGACCTGTCACAGGTTCTTTATCAGCCTTCTGTGGTCTTCCAAAGGCTTCGTAGTTCTTTAGGGTAATACTTTGCCATTTATTCGCTATGCCCTCTTCTAGCTGATCTAAGACGGCACTCTGACCATGATTTGTATATATCCCTGCTAAACCTTTAGGCCCAATTAAAAGTTTAAAAGCATCTTCTGTATGAAATCCTTTTTTTACTGCCCAGAACTTAACGATTAAATCTTTACAAAACTCAAGTGATTTAGGAATGTGATTTTCTTTAAAAATCCATTTTTTTGATTTTTCCTTATTTATTATATTCTCTACTTTACTAGTATAGAAAACCTCCCTTTCTTCTTTGTTTTTTTCTTTCTGTCGGTCGGTTTTCATTGTAGCATACGTTGTCAAGTGCTTATATTTTGTTTCTATACCAAGCAAGGTCATGTCATGCACAAACCCTTTGACTGTATGCCATTCAGACATATAAAGCTTGCAATATTCGATTAGTTTCTTCGACATATCAACTGATTGAGTTTCCATAATACAGGTCAGTTACAGTTCAATAGGGTAGGTGATGACATGTAATCTACATGGTAGATAAATATGTGTCAAATCAGGATTGTAATAATTTGCATTCATGATTTAGCCTCCTCTTTTTTATTCTTTTCTTGGTATTTATTCCATTCATCTCTTCCCTTAGCACGTTCTTTCCATTCCTTATCCCAAATATCTGCTTTATCCTTCTCAGCTTTTATTCTTTTATCTTCTGCAATAACCAACTTCCTAGCGTGTTCTATTCCTGCTTTCTGCATGAAATCAGCATTGTCATTAGCTATTGAATGCCATATTTCAAAGCAATCACCTGTCATTTTTCTGCATTCATCATCCTCATCTCCATTCCATTCTTTATTTTCAGATTCATAGCTACTTTCTTTTAAAAGTTTATAACCATGCCATCTTTCATTCATTAATCTCATCTCTGTATATATTTCATGCTCTAAATCTGAAATTGTTTTTCTTAGTTTTTCTCTTTGCTTATTAAATTCAGGAACTTTCCCATAATCTTCAGCATAGTCATAGTCAGTTGTGTACTCAGAAATTGGTTTTTTCATTGGTTTGTAAATAAGTTGGTTTGGTAGTTTGTTTGGTCATGTTCATATCGTTTTTGCCATTCATCATTAGGCTCATCAACCCATACTCTTATGCCATTCATTAATTTAAATCTTCTTAAACCTTGTCCTGAGCCATTCATGATTTTGCCATTCATAGACCTAGTTCTCTAATAGTTTTTTCTGCTAATTCAAGTGCATTCATTTCTGATTTGAAATGTTCTTCACTTATTTCATTATTAAAAAAAGCATCAATAATAATTGCTTTATTATCTGCTTTTTCTTTTAGTTGTTTTTGAATTAGATTTTCTAATTCTCTTTTCATTGCTGACATAATAAGTAAGGGATAATTAGTTTAATACTTAAGCTTCTAAAGTTCTTTTAAATCTTTCAATTCTTACCTTTAATTGTTTTTTATGTGCTTCTTCTATCTCTTTTATTAATTCTTCTTTTGTATAGCACCACTCTTCCCAATGGTAATAAATATCTACATTAAGCCTATAAGATTTTATCGACCAAAAATAAGGATTATTTTTGATGTATTCTTCTTTTTCTAATTGCTCACGATAAGCAATATCTTCAAGTTCTTCTTTCCTTAAAAGAAGTGTTTCATGATAATCAGACATAATAAAAAAGGGGTTTAAGTTTGTTTTCTAGGTCTTACTGTCTCTCTCAACTGCCTAGATTTTGAAACGACTGTCGTAACGACAGTTATTGAGTCCTGATAGTATTTATTCCTTTTAATGCTTTAGTAATAATCTCTATTTCTTCTTTTATAGTTTCTCTTTCATCTTTATTTTCACTCAATACTAATCTTTCTAAATTCTCATGTATTAAACTTGATCCTTTTCTATTTACTTCATTCTTATTATTTATAGTTTCATATTCTCCTATTGTTGGATCATTTAATATTAGAAACCATCGTTGAGCAGTTCTAATAGTTACATCAAATTCTTTTGTCATTCTCTTTTTTATATCTGAATCAATTAATCCATCAACTTTTTTTTCTTCAATAAAAAGTTTGATTTCTTCTTTTTTCTGATCAAATTTTTGTGCGTTATTCATTTTGAATAACCTGTAAATATTGACTGATTAGTTTTTTTAAGCTTTCTTCTCTTTCCTAGTTCCTTACTAGCGTCACTTCCCTTGGGTTGAGTACCGTGCAATAAATGACAAAAACTACCTTTTTTAAAACAGTTTGAATCATCATGATCAATGGGTAGTTTTAGTTTCTTAGCTTCATCTTCATTAAAAACTACTCTTGAATCTCTTTCAAAATATTCTATTAAATGATCTTCATATCCACCCCAACTAGCAGTAACTAAAAAATTACTAGGTATCCCCAAATCTAGAAAATAACTAAGCGATTTTGAATAGCAGTAAAAAATATTATCAGGATTCTTTCTAGCTACTTCTAACCATGCTTTCAAGTAATCTAAACTAAAAAAATCTCCTGATTCATGAACCCTGGTTAATCTCAAATTTTTATCAATACTTTTATCAATCAATTCAACTGCATTACCACGCCTCAAAGCTTTCAACATAGCTTTAAAGTTATACATGCGATTATCCCTTACTATCGGGTATTGATTCTCTTGTGATGCCGCATAGCATCTAAAAAGAGTTTCATCACCGTCAACAATTTGACTCTTGCCATTAATAACGCTTGCCCAACTTTTACAAATTTTTGCCCCTGGACACGTTAGTCCAGCGGGCAAACTAAAAATATTTCTTTTTGTTAGTTTGGCATTACCTGAACTAACTTTAAGTCTTTCAAGTTCCTTTAATAGTGTCATTGTTTGTTTTTGGTTTGTTTTTGTTTTTAAGTCCCTGATCTAAAAAAGAACAAGTTCTTTCATATGCTGTTTTTGGATCTTCAATAATAAACTCATCAACTTCGCCATTAAAGTTGATGATTGTCATTTTTGGTTTATTCATAGTTCAATCACTGTCATTTTTGCGTTATTCTTACCGTAATAGACTTTTATGTGACTATATTTTTCTTTCAATAATTCTTCTTTATTACATGGTTTATTATCCCACTCACAAGAAATATCTTGAATAAGAAAGCTTTTTTGACTGTTTAAATGACTTTCAACATCTTTCTTGGTTTTCAATATCGTTAAATATTGAATAGTAGTAATCATTTTCATAATAAAAAAAAGTTTGTTTTGATTGGTTTTAAAATAGATTTAATTTAAATCTATTCCAGTTCGTTCAACTTCTTTCAAATATTCATCGTAATTAAAATCATAGAGTCTTTCCATCCTTTCATATTCTTGTATAAATTCTTCTACAACTTCTTTATTGCTTATTTTTCCTTTTCCTTCAATAATAAAATTTTTATCTAAAATAATTTTTAAACCTTCTAAAATTAACCCTAACTCACAAGAAGAATTATTTTCGATTAATTCTTTAAAAGTATTTAAAGGGTTTTTAGAGTTTCCACTTTTTGAAAGACTAATTAATGTAATTAAGCTTTCAAATTTCCCTTTTTTGATTAGTGGTTTTAAATTCATTAGAATATCTCCCTATCTAATGAATCTTTCAATTCTTCAATTTGTGACTGTGGTAAGAAACTAATGAAAGATTTTAAAATGTCTTCTTTATTCATGTTTCTTGTGTAGTTTTCTAATTGATCGAAAACTGAATTTTTTAATTCTGTTGGTGTCATTTTTTAAAAAAGATAATTGAACATAAAAAATAGATAGAGAAAATTAATTCTCTATCTGATTAATCTTATTTTCTAGGGTAGTTGATTAACTCAAGAGATAATTCTCTATAAATTGAACGAGTGATTTTTTTAGTGTCTGCTTTTGCTCTTTCACTTGCTAGTGTTTGAGCTGCTTTGCAAAGCGTAGACCAATTGTATTTAAGGTCTACTTTTGTCTCTAGCTTTGAAACTTTTCCTTGTAATGCTACTACATGCAATTGACTGTCAGAATATGCATCATGTAGTTCCTGGAGTCTCCAAACTTTTTTTGTGTTTGGGTTGATCTCTTTAAACTTTGCCATTTTGGTTTTGTTTGATTTTGGTTTTGGTTTAGGTAATCAATTCTCTTTTTTTGCTTTGCCTTGCTTCAGTGCCCCGAAAATAGTTATTTGCTGAGATGCAATGTAGATTCTGAAGTTTTTAAGAAGAAAAATAAAGCTAACGCGAGAAAAACTGAAGTTATAACCTATTTTAACAAATAGTTCAAAGTAATAGTGTATTATGTTGATAAAATAATATTACTTAACATTTAGACCAATAGCGTAGAGTAGTGTATATAATAAAGGTATCAACAAATTTAAACCAATGGAACAAGAAATCAGAGCATGGCTAGATAGTCTCCCTAAAGGCTATAAAATAGCAGGGAGTAAGATAGGCGAATACCACGGAGAACAGCAAATTAAAATCTTCCTGAAACCCGTAACAACTAAGGTTACAACCTAAGAGACAGTAGTCACCCCCTAAGCATCACCTAGCAAGGGGGGACTGTTGCAGAATCGGCAAATCTGAACGTCAGGTGGGGGAACCTAAATATATTCTTGAAACTAAGGTTTTTTATTTTCGACTTTAATAGAAAGTTCAGGAGCTTTAATGTTAATTACTTCTTCAGCCTCGCCTACAACTTTACCGAGGTCAGCGAGGAGAGCTTGAACGGTTTGGAGTTGACCTTTTTTCATAGCTTTATCTATGGCACGAAGACGCATTGCTTGAATGCGAGAGATCATATTTTCTCTATCTTTGGACCAATCTTCATCATTCCAAAGTTTTACTTGTTTCCAGTCATCCCAAGCATGACGTTCAGAGATAGCATGATTTTTAGCATGATCTACGACAAGTGCTCTAGCGGGAAGACCTTCAGTTTGCCTGCGATAAAGTTGTTGTTGTCTTTTTAAGATGCGATCATCTATTTCTTGATTTTTTCTAGCCACGATTACAAATCAAGGACTTATGTATAGGATAATAGGTTATGACAGTTAAAACCGCACAATCGGGGTTAGATATTAACTTAAGGTGGGCACAGGGGCAGGTGTTCAACGATAAGAGAAGGTTTAGGGTATTAGTTGCTGGGAGGAGGTTTGGAAAGAGTTATTTAAGTTGTATTGAGTTATTGAAGGGAGCGATTGATCGACCAGGGGAGACATTTTTTTATTGTGCTCCTACATATCGGATGGCGAAGGATATTGCGTGGAAGGCGTTAAAGAAGTTAGTTCCGAAGGTATGGATTGAGAGTAAGAATGAGACTGATTTAAGGTTGGAATTGATAAATGGATCGACTATTGAGTTAAAGGGAACTGAGAATGCGATGGCATTGAGGGGAAGGAGTTTAGCTGGAGTTGTGTTAGATGAGGCTGCATTTATGGATGCGGAAGTATGGTTTGAAGTTATTAGACCTGCTTTAGCAGATAAGCAAGGTTGGGCCTTATTTATCAGTACACCTGATGGAACTGCTAGTTGGTTTTACGATTTATGGTGTTATTGCAAGGAAGATGCTACGGAAGAGTGGAAAAGGTGGTGTTATACAACTATTGAGGGGGGTAATGTACCAAAAGATGAAGTTGAGGCGGCAAGGGCACAATTAGATGGGAGAACATTTAGGCAGGAGTTTGAGGCTAGTTTTGAAAATTTAAGTGGATTAGTTGCTATTAGTTTTGGTGATGACAATATTTCTGCTGAATCGGTTGATATTAATGTGATGCCATTGTTATTAGGAGTTGACTTTAACGTTGATCCTATGAGTGGTATTTGTGCTGTAAGAAGTGGAGATACGCTATATGTATTCGATGAAATAATTATGACAGGAGGTGCTACGACATGGGATTTTGCGGAGGAAGTAACGAGAAGGTATGGAGTAGATCGAAGAATTGTTGCTTGTCCTGACCCTACGGGTGGTGCTAGAAAAACCAGTGGGGTAGGAGCAACTGATCATAGTATTTTAAGGAGGAATGGTTTTAATGTTTCTAGTCCAAAGGCTCCTTGGAAGATAAGGGATAAAATTACTGCTGTTAATACTGCTTTGTTAGATGCAAATGGAGATAGAAGAACAATTATTCACCCTAGATGTAAAGAATTAATCAAATCGTTGAGGACTTTGACTTATGCACCGAACACAGGATTACCAAATAAAAATCTTGGTGTTGATCATGCTTTTGACGCTTTCGGTTATTTATGTTTACAGCAATTTAATTTAGCGAAACCAGAGACTTTAGGGCAGACTGGCTATAGAATCTACTAAGAGTTTTCTTTTTGCTTATGGCTTATGGAGCGATGAAACCCAAAGGAAAGAAGAAAAAGAAGAAGGGGGGTAAGCGTGGCAAACATTCCTGTTAATAAAGCTCTTTATGCAAGAGTAAAAGCTGCTGCGAAGAAAAAGTTTGCTGTTTATCCTTCTGCGTATGCAAATGCGTGGTTGGTTAGGGAGTATAAGAAGCGTGGCGGTACTTATCGTGTAGGAACGGAGAAGAAACGTGCCACAAAGAAAAAGTAAGCCAAAAACAAAAAGTAGAGGTGGTTTAGGCCGTTGGTTTGACGAGAAGTGGGTTGATGTAAAAACTGGAAAGCCTTGTGGTCGTCAAAAGGGAGAAGATAGAGCGTATCCTGCCTGTAGACCTAGTAAACGTGTATCAAGTAAGACACCTAAGACAACCAAAGAGATGAGTTCTTCTGAAAAAGCTAGATTTAAGCGTGAAAAAACAGGTAGTAAGAAAATAAGTTATCAACATAAACGTAAAACTTCTACGAAAAGCAAGAAAAAATGAAAAAAATCACTAAAAGACAAGAGGAAGCATTAGCTAGGCATAAAAAAACTCATGGTCATACAAAAAAACATATAGATGAGATGAAAAAGTTAATGTTAAGGGGTAAAACTTTCACAGAAGCACATAAAATGACTATGAAAAAGGTAGGAAAGTAATGCCACGCAAAAAAGGAGTCAGTTTATCTGTAAAACGGGGTGAAAAATCTCGTAAGGGAGGTCTGACTGCTAAAGGCAGAGCAAGATATAACAGAGCAACAGGAAGTAATTTAAAAGCACCCGTTACTGAAAGTAATCCAACTGGCAAGAGAGCAGCAAGAAAAAGGTCATTTTGTGCGAGAATGGCTGGAGTAAAAGGCCCAATGAAAGACTCAAAGGGTAGACCTACAAGAAAGGCACTAGCATTGAAAAGATGGAAGTGCTGATTTATGACTTACGCAATCCCAGGCCCAATAAGAACGAGTGTAACTAGCTCTACAAAAGCAGCAGGAATTGGTAGTCCTTTTGGTAGGACAAAAGCTGTTTTAGAAATGATGAAGGGGTGGGAAATAATGAAAGCAGTTACAGAAGGCACTGATTATTTAAGAGAGAATTCTGAAGCTTTCTTACCGTTAGAACCAAGAGAAGATTACACAGCTTATTTATCAAGAGTAAACCGAGCAGTATTTTCACCTTTTACACAAAGGTTATTAAGAGCAGCAGCAGGTTTAATTCTTCGTAAACCTATTACTTTAATAGGAGATCCATATTGGACGGAGATGTTCAAGATGGATGTAGATGGATGTAAATCAGACTTAGATGAATATGCAAGAAGAGTATTAATGTGCTCGTTAACTTATGGTCAAAGTCATATTTTAGTTGATTATCCTGCTCCTTCTGGTGCAGTTAGTTTGGCAGAAGAAAGGCAGCAAAACCGTAGACCATATTGGATTGAAGTTGATCCTACAAATTTATATGGATGGAGATTAGATAGAGAAGCTAACTATGGAAATTTAGTGCAGGTCAGAATAGGAGAGAGGGCTGTTTTACCTGATGGAGAGTTTGGAGAAAAAATTTATGAGCAGGTAAGAGTTATAGAACCTGGAAGATATCGGGTGTTTAGACAGAAGGAAGAAATGCAAGAACTTTATGATGTCGAAGATAGTACTTATGCAGGTAGTTTTAGTGCTCCTGAAAATGATGTTGATTATGGATTAGTTGAGTCTGGTGATTTTTCTCTTGGTGAAATACCTTTAGTAACTATTTATTCAGGCAAAGTTGATAATTTAGTTAGCAAACCACCGTTATTAGATATTGCACATTTAAATCTTGCACATTTTCAACGTCAAGCTGATTTAATTCATAGTTTGCATGTTGCATCTCAACCAATGTTGGTATTAGAGGGATGGGATGATCAAACAAAAGATATGAGTATTAGTGTTAATTATGCGATGGCAACTCAACCAGGAAATAAAGTTTATTATGTCGAGCCAGCTAGTAGTGCATTTGAAGCACAATCAGCAGAAATAGATGAATTGCAAAGACAAATGGCAACTCTTGGTATTAGTACATTATCTCAACAAAAGTTTGTAGCAGAATCAGCAGATGCAAGACGATTAGATCGTGTAGATACAAACTCTATGTTGTCTATGGTTTCAATGGAGTTGGAACAGAAGTTACAAAAAGCATTTAACTTATCGGCTGATTATGTAGGTATTGATCCACCAGAAGTCAAAATTAGTCGTGATTTTGATATTGAAAGATTAATTGGACAGGATATAACAGCTTTAACTTCTTTATTTGATCAACAGGTTATAGATAAGGAAGAATTTAGAGATATTTTAGTTCAAGGTGAAGTATTACCTTCAGCAGGGGAAGTTAAATCAGAATAATAAGCTAATATTATAAAGAACAGCTTTAAAGTCATGCCTGGATCTATTGATAGAGTTTTGCAATCTGACGGAAGTTACAAATGGGAAGTTGTTGACCATCCAAAAGAAGCTGACTCAGATCCAGTTGTAAAGACAACAACAAAGACAACTAAAGCTGCTACTCCTAAAACTACTGAAACAAAAGCCTAAGTATGATTGAAGAAAAAGTAATTCAGCCTGAGTCCGTGACTCCTGCTGAACAGCCTGTGGCTGAAACTCCTTCTCAACCTCAACAACCAAATCTCGACTCTGTAAAACAGCAGTACGAAGAGCAATTGTCATTGGCTCGTAAACAAGCCGAAGAATCAGAGGAAAGATTTCAAGGAATAAAAGTTAAATTAGATGAGGTCTATAAGCAAAAAGAGGATAAAAGAAAGCAAGAATTAGAAGATCAAGGACAATGGAAAACGTTGTGGGAAGAAGCAAATAAAACTGCTCAAGATAAAGAACAACAAATTAGTTCTTTAACTCAACAACTAGCAGATTTAAAATCTTCAAATGAAGTTGCTTCTACAAAACAAACAGCATTAGCAGCAATTAGTAATGCTGGTGCTATTAATGCGGAGCAAACTTTATCTCTTTTACAAAGCAACCTAAAACGAAATAACGATGGCAAGGTTGTGATATTGAATGGTGGAGTAGAGGAAGATTTAACTGCTTATCTGACAAGTTTAAAAAACCCAGGATCAAACTGGGAACATCACTTTAAGCCAAGCAGTGCAGCAGGAATGGGAGCGAAACCAAGTCCAGTTGCTAATACTTCTGGCAATACTAATAATCCTTGGAAGAGTGGCAATTTGACCCAACAGCTTATAATGGAGAATGAAAACCCCGATCTTGCAGCAGTGCTGAAAAGAGAGGCTTCACAAAAATAGTTAGTCTCCGTGAGATTAACGCCCTTGTCCGTGACTAGGGTATCGCAAATCAATCACAATTTTTCTGATGGCTGCTCCGCTACAGAATTACTCTGGCGGTGTCCTATTAGCGGATATCGTAAAGAGAAATAATTTCAGTGCATACGTCTCTGAAGCAATTAAAGAACGCAGTGCCTTCATTAGAAGTGGTGCTGTAGTTCGTAACGCACTTCTTGATTCAAGAGAAGGCGGTACACGCATCCAAGTTCCTGAGTTTAACCCAATAGCCCCAACGGAAGAGATTCTTGATGGAACAGCTACATGGGGTACAGGTAATGGAGGATATTTAACTCCACAGAAGATTGGAACAGGAACTCAAGTTGCAACTATCTGTCACAGAGGTTTTGCCTATGCGGTAGATGACATTGCAGTATTGGCTGCTGGTGAAGATCCTATGGGTCATATCCGTAACCAACTTGCAGATGCAATCAACAAGTTAAATAGCACAAGACTATTTTTCCAACTTCACGGTTTATTTGGTTCTGCTCTTTCTGCTAACAAATTAGATTTAGCAAAAGCAGGAACAGGTGCAACGGAAGCAAACTTCCTTACTGCATCTGCTGTTGCAAAAGGCCGTAATCTTCTTGGTGAAAGAGGAGAAGAGTTAGATACTCTTGTTGTTCATCCAACTGTTGCTTACTACCTATATCAGGTAGGAATGTTAACTTTCTCTACTTCTGCACTTTCAACTGGAACAGGTATCCAGTGGGGTGGCGGTGGCGTTGGAATTGACTCAAAACAAGTAGGTCAATTCGCAGGAATGAACGTAGTTGTTGATTCTTCTGTTAACTCTGTTGTTCCTGGTTCTTCTGGTCATCAGAAAGAGTTCTATTGCTATCTAATTAAGTCTGGAACAATCCTTGAAGGTGTTCAGCAAGACTTGAACTTGGAAGCAGAAAGGAACATCTTATCGAAGCAGGATGTTATCTCAGTTGACTACCACAGTACTTATCACATCATGGGTACTAAGTGGAATGATGCTGCTGACAACCCTACTAACTCCAACCTTGGAGCTTCAGGCAAGTGGGCTGCTACATATGATGTAGACCTAGTTCCTGTTGTGCAGCTAACAGTTAACTCACCACTAGACACATCAACACTTTGATTTAGTCTTGTATTGGAAAGAAAGATCCCTCACCATTTATTTGGTGGGGGTTTTTTATGACGCTACAATAAAGACAATAATTATTTAATTTATTGTGGCAGCAACTATAAATGCCAATTTGTCAGGTACTTCTTCTAATAGTTATGTAACTTTGGCAGAAGCTAATTCTTACTTTGAGACAACACCTGAATCTTCTACATGGGATAACAAAACAGATGATCAAAAGAATAGATCTTTAATATCAGCGACAAGATGGATAGAAGGATTAAATTTCTTTGGTGAACGTTGTGATGATGGACAGGCATTGCAATGGCCTAGAAATAATTATTCAGTTGATAGTGTTGATTTTGCTTGTAGCGTAATTCCAGAAAAGATAAAACAAGCACAATATGAATTAGCAAGAGCGTTAGCAAACGATCCAGATGCAATTACAGGTAATAAAGGAACTGCTGGTGTTGCAAAGGAAGTTGAATTAGGAGAATTGAAGGTGAAATATAATGAGGCGAGTTTGGCAACGGGAACTGTGAACAATGTTTTTGACGTTTATCCTTGGCTTCAGTCCTATCTTGGTCCTTATTGCCTTGGTGGGTCTGGTAGTTATCAGGTAAGAGTTCTTAGAGGTTAATTATGTCTCTTATTGACGATACATTTGCAGGTGTTCCAGCTTCAGTTTTAAGTAATTGGGGAACAGATATAACGTATATAAAGACAACAACTCCGAGAACTTATAACCCAACTACGGGTGTCGTTACTGGAGCAGATACGAACGTAACGGTAAGGGGAGTAATAACACAATTGAGTTCTAGTGAAGATGAAGGTTTATATCAAACAACAGATGTAAAAGTTTTAATAGGTGCGGATGAACTCGGTGATTATTATCCAACTGAGGCAGATCGTATTCAGTATGGGCAAGCTGGATCAACAATTGAAGGTAAAATTATTAGTATTCGTTCTTTTAGAGGAGATAAACCAGTGTTTCATACATTAATTGTGAGGCCACAGTAATGGTTAGGAAGAATGGATTTAATCAATTAGCTAAAGATTTAGATCGAGTTGCTGCATCTTTATTGTTTAGTGGACCTATTAACTCAGCAGTAGAAGTAGTAACTCAACTGCAAGATAAAGGACCATCATGGTCAGGAAAGTTTTCTAACTCATGGGTAATTAAAACACCTTCTAAGACTTTTACTTGCCCTAGTCCTGGTCAAGAAGGAGAACCTAGAAGAATAAAAAAACCTTCAGTAACAGGAAGAGAAGTTTTATCTTCTGAGTTTTTAAAAGACAGCATTGTTTTTGAAATTTTTAATGATTCTCCAACTAATTTTTCAGGTGCTCCTTATAAAAAATATTCTTTAGATGAACAAAAAGGAAGATCATATCGTAATCCTTTATGGGGTCTTGAACCTCAAACTCAAAAAGGTAGAAAAAATCTAGAAACAACAAGTTCTGGAAGAAAAATTCCTGCTTTTAGGGGTGAAATAGGAGGAGGAAATCCTAATTCAACTTCAAGTCGTACTGCACCATTAGATTGGTTTCCTACTTATGTTCAAGGTGGAGGATTAAATAGAGCAATTAGAATTGAAATGGATAAAGCTATTAAAGTTTCAAAAAGAAGAACTCAAGGGAGAATTAAATGAATTATCAAAAAATTAGAGCAGCAGTAGAAAACCCAATGCTTACTGCTTTTGGAGCATTATCACCAGCAGTGCCAGTATTTTTTGATAATATTACGGCTGCTCCAACAGGTACTACAACAGAGTATGTGCGAATAAATGTAACTTTTGGTGTAACAAATGAGCCGACTTTAGGTTCTAGTGTTGATAACGCACAAGGAGCAATAGTTATTAGAATTTTTACTGAAAAAGGAAAAGGACCAGCACGAAATCAAACGTTAGTTACAACTGCTGTAAATGTTTTAGAGACATTAAATGATACAGCTAAGACTAATGCAGGAGTGTTTTTTAAGGTTGGAAATATTGAAGGACCAGGATTTTCAACGATAGAAACCCCACCAATGTTTATGAGTACGATAGATACTTCTTACGTTGCTACAGTTTTGAGCTAATCTATATGTAAATTTCAAGAACGCCTCATGGCTGCTACCTGTCTATCTGGCACATCAGGTGCTTTGTACTATAAACCAGCAGGAACAAAAGGTACTTTTACACCTAGTAAAGTCACCATTGGAACTGAAGTCATTGAAGTAGATCCTTTCTTGAATTTCAAGGTAGGTGATCCAGTTAAATTTAGTATTATCAATGCAGCCACAGGTGAAGCAGGAACAGGAACATTACCTGCTGGACTAAACGATAGTGCTACCTTTTTTATTAGTTCTTACAACGCAACTACAGGTGCATTAAAAGTTTCTGCTACAAATGGGGGTTCAGATGTTGATCTAACTAGCACTGGTACTGCTGCTTCACCTAACGAGTTTCAAGTTGAATATGGTGCGTTTGAATCTGTTACTCAAGTAAGAGAGTGGACATTTGAGATTGAAAGGGCTGAGATTGATGTGACTACTATTGGTGGAACTCCAGGTCAGAACGTTCCATTTAGAGAATACATTGCAGGTTTTGGTGATGGCACTGGCTCTGCTACTGCTTATATGACCAATGAAGATACTGCAATGGTCAATAGAATGATTCAGGATGTATTCCAGCGTCAGCAGGTAGGAGCTTCATTTAAGCTTTATATAGACCAAGTATTTTCTGGTGGAACGTTGAGCGATACACTAAGTCGTTCTATTGAGTTTCCAGCAACTTTAACTTCTGCATCAATGAATGTAAATCCAGACGATGCACAAGCAGTAACTGTTAACTTCAGGCCAGCAGGAGATGTTGCTTTCGACTTTAATCAAACATAAATAACCACTAGGAAGAAGTCGTGATAGAGTAATAGTGTATAAAGTATTTTTATGGCAGCGTCACCTAAAAACATGCGATTAATTGATCGTCTTGTTAAAGCTACTGATTTAAGTAAAAAGAAAAGAACAGTTACTTTATCTACTGGAGAAGTTGTTGAATTATGGTTGTCACCTTTGACAATGGCTGAAAGAGCACAAGCTCAAAAAGAAAGTGATAATGACGATGCCAATGAGTTTGCTTTGCGTTTATTAATTAATAAAGCGTATGAAGATGGAGGAAATCAAAAATGTTTTCAATCAGGAGATATTGATATTTTAAAAAATGAACTTAAAGATTCTGATTTACAGAAGCTAATGCTTCTTGTATTGCAAGATGATGAGGAACCTATCGACCCAAAAGACTAAGTGCAGAGTTACGAAAAGATAATTTATTAATGCTTCAGTTTGGAGTTGCAAAAGAGTTGGGTAAATCTTTAGGTGAAATACGTCAAATGACAATGGAGGAAATATTAGGGTGGTCAGCTTATTTTCAAGTGTTGAATGAAGATCACGAAAAAGAAATGCAAAAAGCTCGAAGACGTAGGTAAACTGTTCTTAATGGTTGTTGTTGGTAATTGTGTCTTTTAAAACTGATATTGAATTACGAATACAAGGTTTAAATAAACTTACTAGTTTACGAAAAGAAATTAAAGTTACTTCAGAACTTATAGAAGAAGAAAATAAATTATTAAAAGAGCAAGATGGAAGATTATTAGCTATTACAAATAGCACAAGTGGTTATTCAAAAGTATTACGAGAAGCTTCTAAAAATTTAAACCAAGTCGTAGCAGGTAGTAATAAAGAAGCTATAGCGATTAAAGAGCTTGTTACCGCAATGGATCAAGCTAATACAGCTAGAGCTAGACAAAATAAATTAGTACGAGATGAAATAAACATAAGAAGAGGTATTAATTCTTCAATGGATCAAGCTGATCAATATAAAAGACCTATAGGGCCAAGACTTTTAGCAGGGCAGACTTCTTCTATAGCCAAAGATGGTACAGGTACTTTAGTAGGGCAGAGAGTAAATGTAGAAGAGAGGATAAAAACGATACTAGGAGAACAAGATTCTTTACAAAAATCTTTATTAGAATTAGAAAAAAAATCTACAACTGAGTTAGCGGAAAAAGCAAAATTAAGAGCTAAAAACAAACAACAATTTCAATCAGAAGTACAAGCTTTAGCTAATCAAGCAAACGTTGAAAAAGCAGCAATGCAAGCTGAAGTAGAAGCAACTAAAAATATTGTGGCAGAGGAAATAAAAAGAAGAGAAGCAGGAAAGTTATCTGGTATTCAAAGAAGACAAAATATGGAAATGGCTAATCAAGAACTTTTAACAGAAATAAAACTTACTAAGTTAGCTGAGAAAAAAGCTAGAGGACAAAAATTTAAAGGAGCTATTGGTAGTGGTCTTATTGGTGGTGCTTTTCCTTTGTTATTTGGACAAGGATTAGGTGCTTCTGTTGGTGGTGCGGCAGGTGGTTTCGGTGGTGGACTAATGGGAGGTCAATTTGGATTTGCTCTCTCTTTAGTAGGCACAACTGTAGGTGCTCAATTTGATAAGTTAGCTCAATCAGCTAGGCAGTTAGGAGAAGCATTAAAAAATCCAATAGAAAACATGGATATGCTTATAACAAAGATGGGTCAAGCTAATACCCCTTTTGGAAATACAGTTAAGACATTAAAAAGTTTAGGATTAGAAGCAGTAGCAGCAGGTCAAGTATTAGATAATTTTAATAAAACATTTGGAACTAATAAAACATCACTAGCTCAACTTGGAGAAGAATCTATAAGATTTAATAATGAATTAGAAAAACTAGGAACATCAATAACTTTACTTGTAGCTGGTCCTTTAACAAAATTCTTAGAAGTAGTGAATGATACTTTAGGAAATAAAACTATAAAAGGTATTAGAAGAGAATCTGATTTAGAAGCATTTAATTTAGGTATGAAGAAATTTGCACCTAATACTCCCAAAGCATTAGCTAATTTGGGAGCTAAACAAAATTTCTTTGGCAAAACAGTTGATGGTCAAACTTTTAATGAATTTAGAAAAGGAATAGCACCAGGAATTTTTAATAGAAGAATGAATGAAGCAGGATTAGGTGGACAAGCAGGAACAACTAATAATGCAGATGTAAACTTACAAAGAATAATTAAAGAAAGAAGAGACTTTGAATTATCTACGATGAAGAGTCAACTTATGATAGAAAAAAAGAGTCTTACAATGAGAAGTGAAGATGTAAATGTTTTAAAACGAAGAATCGATCTTTTAAAAATAGAAGAACAATTAAAAGTTAAAGGATTAGCAGATACAGAAATAATGAGCGAAGAACAAGAAAGGGCACATCAATTTGCTATAGATAAGTTGAAAATTGAAAAACAAATTAGTGAAGAATTATTGAACCAATCAATAATTATGGCTGATCCTATGCAAGCTGCATTAATAGATTTAAATAAACAAATGGCTAATTTTAATAATATAACATTTCAAACAGTTGAATTTAGTAAAGCATTTGGAGATGCTTTTAGCGAATCATTTAAAGGGATAATTCGTGGAACAATGAGTGTTCAAGAAGCATTTGCAAATATGTTTAATCGTATTGCAGATCATTTTGCAGACATGGCAGCAAAAATGGCTGCAACTCGATTACAGCAAGGAATATTAAGTATGTTTGCTAACTCATTTGGAGGAGGTTCTTATGGCAATATCGTTCCAGATACAAGTACAAGTTTTAGCACTAGCCAAGCGTTTTCAGCACCAATAAAATACGCTTCAGGAGGATATGTAACTAGCCCAACCGTAGGACTTGTAGGAGAAGCTGGAGAGAACGAATATGTAATTCCTGCATCAAAGATGGCTTCAAGTATGCAACGCTACTCAGCAGGTGCTAGAGGCGATTCTGTAGTTGCTGGAGGTGGTTCGTCCTATGCAGGTGGAGGCGGTGGAAGTTCTACTACTGTTAATTACTCTGGTCCTATCTTGACTTTTAATAGTGAAGAGTTTGTACCTAAATCTGCTGTAAATGACATCATTAGTACAGCAGCAAGACAAGGTGCTTCACAAGGATCTTCTCAAACTTTTGCTACCTTAAGAAATAGTCGTAGTGCTAGAAGCCGCATTGGATTATGACCTTAGTTTCTTTAGCTGCTTTTATTGAAGTTACAAAACCTTTAGGTGGTCAACCAAACATTAGTGGAACTGTTTTTACTACAAATAAGTTTCAGAATGGTAAATACAACGAAATTGTAGATGGTCATACTTATTTATCTTTTTTATATTCAGGAGCAGCTTTAACAACTTCTGGAGATAATTTAGAAGCTTCTATTATTCTTGCTAATAATCCTGTCAGCATGGGTTATGTAAAAGAAATGGTAGAGAATAAATATCAGGTAAAGGTAGAAACTTTTTTGATGACAGAATCGTTTGCAAAGAAAAAGATATTAGCTGCTGAAACATGGTTAGCAACTTTATTTAATTACGATCCAGTGCAAATAGAGCTTGTTCTCTCTAGTGCGATTGATGCAGTAGGAGCTAACGCACCAACTAAAACATTAACTTCAAAAGATGTAGGGCATTTACCTGTAACAGGAAATATCCAAGCAAGATGAAACCATATCAGTTGATTGGACTGCCTTATCGTTTAGGGGCAGATCCTATAAAGCATGGTGCTGCTGATTGTTTATCTTTATGCCGTGTATGTCTTGGTTCGTATGGGATACAAGTTCCTGAAGGAAAAAGGAGTTGGTATAGGAGATTAAAGAATAAAGATTATGATGTCTTTTTTGAAGAATTAAATAGGTGGGGAGTTAAATCACCCCCTAAACTAGGAACAATTGGTCTTTGCAAATCAGAAAATGGTTTGGGAATGGCTTCTTTTTATGAGGACGGATGGCTGAGTTTCCAAGAAAGATTCAACGAATCAACGGTAATATGGACACCGTTAAACAGCCTTATGGTGATCGAGTCTTATTACCCACGGAATTAGAGTTATGTAATCTTTTAAATTTAAGTAAAGAAGAATATTTTTACTTTGTAGATCAAACTTTTTTATATGACGGAAAACAAAAGAAAGGGTATGAATTAATTCCTGATATTCAAGCTGGACAAGTAGCTGTATTTTTTGGTACAAAAGCAGGAAAACAAATATTAGTACAAATAGGTTTAGCTATTGCGTCTGCTACCGTTGCTTATTTATTAACACCCAAGCCAAAACAACTAGATAGTAAAGCAGCTATAAACACAGCAGATGTTATTGGTGCAAAGCGTTTTGCTCCTCAATTTGCTTTTGATTCAATACAAAATTTAGCTACTATTGGTGATATTATTCCTTTAATATTTACTGATCAAGACATTAATTCAGAAGGAGGAATTAGAGTTGATAGTCAGTTACTTTGGTCACAACTAAAAAGCTTGGGACGTTTACAAAGATTATCTGCTAAAGCTTTATTTTGTCTTGGTGACTTAGCTCAAGTACCAGATGAAAAAGGTTTTGCAATTGGTGATATGTTATTAGAAAATTATCACAAACAAAAGTTTACTTTATACTTTAAAAAGAATGGTGGACGTATAACAGAAAGTGATTCTTTAGAAACTAACTCAAGTAAAAAATTACCTGTTGAAGATCAAGCTGATCCTTTCTCTATTCCTATATCAACTGTTGGAAGTATTGTTTCAAATAAGCCAGCATTTTCTAGTGCAAGAAATCCTAATACTCAAACAACTTTTGGTTTATATAATCCAATGCCAAATGCTTCTATATTTAGACCTGCCTATGATTTAGTAAGAGATGTTAGAGGAGCAAGTAAAGCAGCTATTAGAGATATAGGGCGAAAAAGAAAAAAAGTAGAATTTTCTAGTTTTCCTATGAGAGCAGGATTTATAACTCAACCTGCTGATGGTTCGTTGTTATCTGCAAGAACTGTTTCTGTTAATGATGAAATTGTTTATGAAATACTAGGTAATGATGATGTCGGTGTTCAAAAAGATACTGATGATAAAAAACAAGGTTTTATGCCTCATGGAGTTGTTGATATAACTAATTCAACAAAAGCAGTTAGAGAAGCTTCTGATTCTTATATCTCTGTTGGTGAAACTTATATGTTAGGAACAAGTATTGCTACTTGCATTAATATTTCAAGTAACAGTCCTTTTGATAACACTTTTACAAAAAAATATACTTTTAAAGTAAATGAAATAGATTCTGATTCTAATACTTTAGAAAAAGCAGGAGGTCTTGCAAGACATATAAATAATCCTGCTTTTAATAGTGCTGGACGTAGATTACAGAATGTAATGGATCTTGGAAATAGCACAGATAATATAATTTTTATTGATCAACTATTAAATAATAGAGACTTAGCCGATCCTGTTGATGTCTATCATTTACAACGTTTAGCGATTGGAACAATAAGTAATAATAGAAAATGTAGAATTACAGAGATTGGTTTAAAAAGTAAAGTATTTAAAAAGATAAACTTTGCTAATGTTAACTCACAACCTGATCAAGAAGCTTTAGGTAAAATTTTTGGTGAGCCTGGAGGTCAATTAAATTTAGGACGTATTGATAAATTTATAACTAGATTTTCATTTTTTAAATTATATGTAAGGGAGTTAGGCTCAGAAACATGGGATCAGTTAGTTAACAGTTCTAATACTTCACAGCACACAGGATTGTTTTGCGTAAGAGGTAATACACCAGAATTTCAATATAACTTTATTAAAATACAACACCCAAGAGAAGATCAATTTGAATATAGATTATTACCTTGGCCTGGTCGTGATGTTATAAGACAAATAGGAAATGGTGGTAATGTAAAAGTTAATTTATTAAATGCAAACTTTACAGAAAACAATCAAAATTTAGTAGGTTATGAACGAAATACAATCTATGGACTTTTTAGCGTTAAATTTGTAGGAGAAAATCAATTTGAATTAAATAAAGAAAAGTTAACTAATCCAGAATTTATTATTGGTAATATTCCTACAGATGCTTCTACAGGAGAAAGAACAGCAGGTATTCAATCATTAAATATTAGTCAACATATGACTAATAACCAATCATTTCAAATACCTACTTCTCAAGAATATGTAGTTACTGATGCGGCTTTGTGGGGTTACTTTGGTAACTTTGGACATAACGCAGCTAATGGTACAAACATAGGAAGTCTTACTTTTTTTGATATAATTACTAATCCAACGTTAGTTCCACCAGGCTTTATCAGGTTTGATTTATGGTATAGAGGTACTAAATTAGTATCTGGTCAATTAATACCTGCGGCACAAAACATTGAAACAATTCAAGTTGATATTGGCAATGAAAGATTTAGAGCTACTAAGGTTGGTGGAATTGCAGCAAGAGTTACACATCCAGAAACTAATTCAATTTTAAATCCTGTTTTACAGTTATATGTAGAAAGATCTGTTTTGCAATCTGTACCTGTTCAAGCATATATAAATACTGAGGTATCTTTGACAAGTAGTGGTGATGGTACGGGAGCTAAAGTATTACTTACTTCTTACACAAATGGAACTGATGTTGCTTCTGAATTTTATTTGACTGCTAGTGGATCAGGATATAAAGAAGGAGAAATAGTTACTATTCCTGCTCAAGCGGCAGGTGGTGGAAATCCAAATACTCCAGTAATTCAAACAGGTATTACATTAAAACCTTTTGCAGATTCATTAAGTAGCCAGCCAGCAGAATCACATTTAAATGATTTTGATGCTGCTTCTGATATGTATAAATATGAAGGTGATCAATCTAGTCATTTAGACGAACCAGAACATCAGGTCGTGTATTTAAATGAAATTATTGATGAAGGCACGTTAACTTTTCCTACTTATGACAATTTAGCTTATGCAGGCATAAGAATTAATAGTTCAAAAGAATGGACTAATTTTGCACAGTTATCTGCTTATTTTAAAAAAGGAATTATTGTAGAAAGTTTATTAGATAGCAGCACAAGATCAACAAGTCTTTTCCCTGAAATTGTATATGCTTTATTAACTGATAGTAAAATTGGTGCTGGTGAAATTATTGGGGCTAATTCAGTTGATAAAAGAAAAATGGTTGTAGCTGCAAAATTCTGTAAAGCAAATGATTTTTATTGGGACGGTGTAATTTCTCAAAAGATAAATTTAAGAGAATTTATTTTTGAACATGCTGGTTATAACATGTTGAGTTTTCAAATAGTAGGTGGACGTTTTTCTGTTTATCCTGATTTACCTTTTGAATGTGAGCAAGAGACAAGTTTTATTGCTCATTTAAATAATACAAATGAAACAGCAGGTATTACGGGAATACAAAATATGGAAGATAGTAAATTTAAAATTAATTACGAAGCTGATATAAGAAGTCGTGTTAAATGTCTTTATACAGATGGCAATACAAGAGGTATGCAAGTTGGATTTTTAAATCCTCAAGAACGTCAATTATTTAAAGCACATGTTCTTTATAGAAAAGAAAAGACAAATGGCTTTAGTGAAATAGATTCTGACCTGTATAAATTTGCTAATAACTTTGGTGGTTCTGATAATGATCCAATAGAACGATTTGATTTAAGTGGTTTTTGTACTAGAAAAGAACATGCACGAACTTTTGTTTATTACGCTTTAAAAGTTAGAAAAGAAATTGACCATACAATTCAGTTTGAAACGGCTCCTCAATATATTGAAAATGTAGGGCCAGGAGATCTGATTAAAGTAATTAGCGAGGTTTCACATACTGATCGTTTTAGAAATGGAGCAATAACACCTGATGGAACGGTTGTTACAAATGAAGATGGTTTAAGTACTTCAGAAAATATTTATTACTGGCAAACAGGAACAGAAGGAATAAAAACAATGAATAACGTAAATCTTTTATCAGCTAATCATGGGGTTCCTGCTGGCAGTTTATTTGCAATAAAATCTACTACAACAGAAAATAAAATATATAAAGTTCAATCTATTACTTATGGAGAAGAAGGTTTAATTGCTGTATCAGCTAGTTTTTACCCTGTAAATTCCAGTGGAAAGTCTAAACTGTTGACAGGACTTTTAACGTCTGGTGAGTTTTCGGAGATTGAGTAATGGCAAAAGTTATTTTTCCTTCTGGTCTAAAACCAAACCAAAGATCATTTACTCCTGGGTCGTATCCAAGCACAGAGTTTCAGTCACAAGATGGAACTAAAACACATTTGAGATACGGCAATAGAAGGGTTGATGCGACTTTAGTTTTGGGTTTTGTAAATATTACTGACGACCAAGTAGTAGAGATTTTAAATAACTATGACAGTGTGATGTCGGTTTACGGTCATATTGAATTTAGTAATGAAAACGGTGCATTAGGCATAGAAGACTCTAGTTCAAGCAATGTTTTTAAAGAGGAAATAACAGGATCAATTGGAGGAGATGGAATCACAAGATCAAAACTTAAGTGGAGGTATAGTGCTCCTCCAAACGTAACAAGTGTTTTCCCAGGGAAAAGTAATGTAAGTTGTAGTTTTGTTGGTTGCCTAGATGCCCCTTAGAATAAACGCAATGTTTAGGATTTTGGGTCGTGCCTTTTTATAGCGGTCAACATGGTCAGCTTTTAATTGATGGAACGCAAGCTGCAAAAGTCAAATCATTTGGCTTTTCTAGTTCTCAAGCTGTTCTTGATACAACATCTTTAGAAGATACTGATAGAACACTAATTGCAGGAATTAGAAGTTATTCAGGAACAGCTAGACTTGCTTATCATCAAGCATCTGCTGGATCAGGTGGTGATGTAACTACGTTGATTAATAAATGTATAAAAGCAGGCAGTGGGGCAGGTGATGGAACAGCAGCAGAATCAACGGCTGTTACTTTCCAATTAAAAATTGCTGATGGATCAGCCAACGGCAGGACAATATCTTTTAGTGCATTTATCACTTCGTTTAATATGAACGTAGCAATAGGAGAAGTTATAGAAGCAGATGTAAGTTTTGAAGCTAACGGTGCTCCAACAGAAGTTGCTATTTAATCGTGGGTGTTTATTTTGGTCAATCAGGAGAAATTGCTTTAAAACGTGATTCTCTACAAGAAGCTTTAAAAACAAAGCTAGATCCTTTTGATGTCAATACGTCAAAGAAAAGGTTTAGTGTTGACTTTGCTGATGGATCGTTATTAACAGGAGATCAAATAGAAATTGAAACCGTAGATGGTTCAACATTAGAACTTATCAATGGACATAATTTCCCTGATGCAAAAGCTTATATCCATGTAGATCAAGCTGGAGGTATTCGTTTATATAACACTTTTGGTAAAGCTCTTAGTGGAGAACAGTCTGATGCTTTGACCTTAGTAACTCCTAGTGCAGCTAAAGACGTATTGATAAAAACAAGGAATGAAAGGTTTAGGCAGTTAGCAAATGTAACTGATTTTGAAATGACAACGAGTAGAGATCAAGTTGATACAACTAATTTAGGAGATCAGTTTAGGAATCAATATGAAGCAGGACTTATCTCAGGACAAGGAACATTAAATGCTTTTTTTGAACATCGTTATGAACATGGATATAAACAAAACGAAAGAGGTGTTGAACCAGAATTTCCATTTTACCTTGCACAATTAGTGCTAAGAACTCAGCAAGGATCAGACTTTGATGGTGCTTTTTACTTATATAAAGATAATGCAAATAGCAAAAAAGATGTATTTTATGAATGTAATTGCATCGTAACAAATGTTGCAATTAACGTTACTCCTTCAGAAGTGATAGAAACTTCTATTGAGTTTGTAACAAATGGAGTTATTAAATTAAAAACAGGTGGAACGCCTGGATTCTTGTTACAGGAGAACACAGATAAAATATTGCAAGAGAATCAAAGTCCTATATTGCTCGATTCAGATTAAACTGCTTGTAATAGTTTTTAGCGTCAAGGTATGGCAGATCTTCAGATTTCACAGTTACCAGCGTTAGCGGAAGCAGGTGTTCAATCAACAGACGTATTAGCCGTTGCAGATTTAAGTGCATCAGAGACAAAAAAAGTAACTGTTAAAGATTTATTAGCAGCAGGTGTAGCGTTAATTGATGCAGGAGATATACCAGCAGCCAAGGTAGGAACATTAGGAACGAACCAAGTAGCAACAGCAGCAATACAAGATGGAGCAGTAACAAATGCCAAACTTGCTAATTCAAGTATCAGTCTCGGAGGTTTGAGTCTTTCGCTTGGATCGACAGATGCGACTCCCGCTCTAAATCTCTCTGACGCTACAAACTATCCAACATCTTCTCTTAGTGGAACGATTACAAATGCACAGTTAGCAGGCAGCATCACAGGAGATAAATTAGCTAATTCAACAGTTGCTTTTGCAAAACTAAATCTTTCTGATGGAGATATAGGCGGTGCAAAGATTACAAGTGCAAGTATCACAAGTACGCAGTTAGCAGCAGATTCAGTTGGGGCATCTCAAATTGCTGCAAATGCAGTGGGAACAAGTGAGGTAGCTTCAAATGCGATAACAAATGTAGAAATTGCTAGTGCAACGATCCAAACGGGAAATATAGCAGCGTCACAAATTACAGCCAGCTTGCTTGCTACTAATGCAGTTACAACTGCCAAAATTCAAGACGGAGCAGTAACAGCAGCAAAACTTAGTGGAACGTTGCAAGCTGCTTCTCTTGCTGATGGATCAGTAACTACTGCGAAGATTGCTGATGACGCAGTGACTTCAGCAAAGCTTGGACTAAACTCTGTTGATTCAACTGCTTTAGCAAATAACAGCGTAGATACTGATGCTGTTGTTAATTCAGCGATAACAGATGCAAAGATCGCTGCTGTCGCTGGTACGAAAATATCAGCAGGAACAATACCTGCATCAGCATTAAACACTTCAAATATCAATCGTGGTTTAAATGTTGCTAGTGGAAATATCGGTATTCAAAATGCTGTGTCAGGAGGTGCAGCAACCAAAAGTGGAATTACATATACAGACCAAGGATTAATTTCTGGGATTGTTGATTTAATACCAAGCGATTTACCTTTAGGAACAACAAGTGCAGCAGGAATAGCAAGTTTTCCTACATCTGGTGGTTTATCAATTACTGGTGCGGGAGCAGTTTCTATTGCTGCAACAATTACAGCAGCAACACGATCTGGAATACAATTCAATGCCTTTGGGCAAATAATTGGTCACTCGGCTTTAGTAGCCAATGACCTTCCTGTAGGAACAACATCTGCTATTGGAGGTCTTAGCGTTACAAGTGGAGCAGGTTTAACAGTTAGTGGGGCTGGTGCGTTATCTGTTACTGATTCTGCTGTTACTCCTGGTACTTATCCAAAAGTTACTGTTAGTCAAAAAGGAATAATTACAGCAGGTACAACCCTTGTTGAAGGAGATATACCAAATATTTCAGCAGCTAAATTAACTTCTGGAACATTAGATGTTGCAAGATTAGGTGCAAATGCAATCACAGGAACAAAGTTAGCAAATGCTTCAACAGTTTTATTTGGTTCTGTTGATCAAAGTGGTTTTCCTTCAAGCCAATTTACAGGGCAATTTTTCTTTGATTCAGTCCTAGAAGATTTATATATTTTTGATGGTAATGCTTATCAACCAGTAACAACTTTAACGAAGGGAAGTTTAATTTTTGGTGGAACATACGATGCATCACAGTCAAAAATGACAAGCGTAACGGCTGCAGGTGCGTCAAAAGGTTTATCTGTTAATAGTAATTTACCAACTGCATCTTCCTCTATGGACGGTGTATTTGTAATTGTTGCTGTTGGTGGAACGCCTAGTGCTCCTGCTCCTGTAACTGCATTAAATCCACCTGATTATATATTGGGAGTTACCAGTGCTGGAGCTAGTTCTTACCAAGAGATTGATTTATCGGCAACCGTTCAAGGTCAGGTTGCAAGTAATGTTTCAAATACTCCATTTGGACAAATTAGTGCAACAAATGTTCAGGCGGCTATAAATGAGCTTGAGACAGAAAAAGTATCAGTTAGTGGTGCAACATTTACAGGTCCAATTATTATTGATAGTTCAGGAAGTAATACTGGCTCGTTAAGTTTTGAAGGTTCAACAGCAGATAACTTTGAAACAACTCTTGGTGTTGTTGATCCAACAACTTCAGATAAAACGCTTCTTTTGCCTAATGAAAATGGCACATTAATTAGTACTGGTGGTACTGGAACTGTTACTGGCACGATGATTGCTAATGACACGATCCAAAACGTAGATATAAAAAGTGATGCTGCTATTGCATATAGCAAACTTCAAGCATTGCCCGATGGTCAAATTCTTATTGGTAGTTCTGGAACAGAGGCAACTCCAAGAGCAGTAACAGGTGATATAAGCATAGATAATGCAGGACTTACAGCGATTGCTGCTGGTGTCATTGTTAATGCTGACATATCAAATTCAGCAGCCATAGTTGCAAGCAAGATTGTTTCTGGTTCGACTTCTGGTGCAGGTGTTTTACAACTATCAGATTCAACATCATCTACTTCAACATCACTAGCTGCCACTGCTAATTCTGTTAAGACTGCCTTTGATCTTGCAACAACAGCTAATACAAATGCTGCAAACGCAGCACAAACAACAGGTAGTACTTTTACAGGCAATATTGTTTTAGCGAACCAAAAAGAAACAAGATTTTCTGAAGCATCTGCTGGTGGTAGTAATTATGTAAGTCTTAAAGCTCCTTCTGCTTTATCTGGGAATGTAGAACTGACATTACCTGGAACAGCAGGATCAAATGGTCAAGTCTTGTCTGTTGACGGGTCAGGAAATTTATCATTTATTGCTGCTCCTTCTGTTTCTAACCCAACCTTTAGTGGTGACTTACTGGTACAAGGAGGAAACATTGAAGGTTTTGGATCTTTGCAAGCTCCATTTTCTTCTACTGTCACATTTACTGTCACAGTTGCAAGTAAGACTGCTGCCCACAGGTATTCAGGTAGTGGATCAAGTAGCGGCTACAAGATTGATGGCATAGAAGCACCATTTATCACACTGACACCTGGACGTACATATAAGTTTGATCAAGCAGATAGTAGTAACTCAGGTCATCCACTACGTTTTTATTTAGAAGCTGATAAGACAACTGCGTTTACTACAGGTGTTACGACTAATGGTACTGCTGGTTCGTCAGGTGCATATACGGAAATAACAGTTACAGATACGACTCCACAAATATTGCATTATCAATGCTCATCTCATGCGTCGATGGGTAATAGCGTTCAAACAAATAGCAATATTGCTTCTACTGCTAAGACATTGGCAACTGCTAGAACAATTGGTGGTGTTAGCTTTGATGGATCAGCAAATATAAATCTTCCTGGTGTAAATGCTTCTGGAACGCAAGATACAAGTGGAACAGCAGCCGTAGCGACGGCAATCACAATTGCTGATGAGTCATCTGATACGACTTGTTTCCCATTATTTGCGACTGCTGCAACAGGTGATCTAGGGGCTAAATCTGGAAGTAATTTAACCTTTAACTCTAGTTCTGGAG